CAAAGCCAAAGTTAAAGATCACAGCAAACACTGGAAGCATCAAAATGATGTGACTAGATTAAATTACGTTAAGGCAGTACAATAATGTATAAGACAATTTACACAGAAGTTGAAGTAGACGTTGACTTGTCCGATTTTGACACAGAAGACCTAATTGAAGAACTAGAGTCACGTGGGTCAGGGGTTAGTGATTTTGGCGACGGCAAAGAAATACTAGAAGCTATTCATGAAAAACGTAGACTGGGCAAAGATTACCAAACAGAACTGGATCAGTTGATTTGGGCAGGACTAGGGAAGTTTATATGAGCAATTGGGTATTCAGAACCTTAATGACCATACTGGGTATTGTGATCATCAGTCAGTTAGTAGTGTTGGTCCTCGCTCCTATTCCACAACGTATGTGTCTCAATGGTATTATTATGGTGCCAGATAAAGGTGGAGACATGTGGGTACAAAAAGGTCTGTGGGCCACTTACTGTATACCAGTAGATAAGGATTGATATGGATAATGAATTTGAAAAGTATGATGCATTTGCTAAACATATGGAAGAACGTTTTCCAAAGATGTTTAGCGGCAAGTATGGTGGATTTGCATGTGGCGAAGGCTGGTGGCCAATTCTTGAAGAACTGTGTGGTCAGATTCAGCATCACCTTGATTGGAAGAATAAACAGTCAGAAGTTGTAGCACAGGTAGTGGTAGCACAGATTAAAGAAAAATTTGGTGGGCTACGTTTTTATTACGACGGTGGCGATGAGCGAATCCGTGGCATGGTACAAATGGCTGAAGTATGGGCAGATGCTAGTTGTGAAGAATGTGGTGCTCCTGGTAAACGCCGAGATGGCGGATGGATTAAGACTCTGTGTGATCATCACGAAGCAGAGCGTCAACAACGAAAGAAAGAATATGAAAATCAAACTAGTCAGTGATCTCCATTTAGAGTTCTCTGACATTAACATTGTTAACGATCAGGACTACGATGTCCTTATCCTCGGCGGTGATATTATGATTGCCCAGGATCTCCACGACCATCATGCCGCAGACTTTAATCCCTACAGTAATGGTGCATTAGCAGACCTTAGTCGTAAGATGCAGAGAGTTGCTCGTTTCCGCGATTTCTTTAAGCGGTGTAGTTTTCAGTTCCCACACGTTATTTATATTATGGGCAATCACGAATTCTACAATGGCAAGTTCTATGCGGCTATTGATTACATGCGTGAAGAATGTGCCAAGTATCCTAATGTATACATGTTAGAGCAAGACATGAAGATCATTAACGATGTTGTATTTGTTGGTGGTACCTTGTGGACTGATATGAACAAGCGTGATCCGTTGACTATGCATGCCATTAAAGATATGATGAACGATTTTAAAATTGTTCGTAATGACCAGCGTGAGTATGCGGCTATGAGTCCGTTGGATGTTGCTATTCGTCATGATCGAACACTTGGCTATATTAAGCACATTGTTAAAGAACACAAGGACAAAAAGTGTGTAGTAGTTGGACATCATACTCCTAGTTTTCAAAGTATGCATCCAATGTATGCACACGATACTTTGATGAACGGTGGCTACCACAGCGAATTGAGTGAATTTATTCTGGATCATCCACAGATTGTTCTGTGGACACATGGACACACTCATCATCCATTTGATTATAAAATTGGTGAGACTCGAGTTGTATGTAATCCACGCGGTTATGAAAACGACGGGTATAGTGAGCAAACTGGCTGGAACCCTAATATTTTATTGGAAGTATAATGTCTAAATTATCTGTAATATTGAATCACGTTAGTCATTTTAAAGATTTCAAACGTGTTTGCAGAATTAATGATTATCACGGAGAATGGATCTATGATAAAATTGATTCTAGTATAATGTATGCAGATCATACCAGCTGGGTATATTTCATTACTGTAAACGGCATTATCTATAAAATTGGAGCGTCCGGTGTTCCATTAGGAATACGGATGTCCGACGGACAACCGAAGAAGGGTACTAAATGTAGATTTGGGAGATATCGTACAATGAAAGGTACATACACATATGATACCGATGAGTATTGTAGGATCGAACTTAGAGAGTTAATATATGATAAAAACAATCTTGTCGAATTTTGGGCATACAAATGTCCTATAATTAAACAAACATTAATTATGGCAGGTGAATCTATTACAGTTGAATCGTCGATCCAGTGGGATTTAGAAAAAGCATTAATTAATCAATTTGAAAAGTTTACAGGGTCGATCCCAAAATTAAATAAAGGAAAAGCATAATGAAAACAGATATTGTAGAATTGACAAAAACAACAGCACAAAATATGTACGAGCTTATGATGCAATTAGCCGTACGAATCGAATCTCTTGAAAAAGAAAATGCAGATTTAAAAGAGAAATTGAAAAATGAATCTAAGTGAAAAAAATACTAGGCTGTTTAAAAAATGGCTTAAGAGTCATTTGCGAATGGGATCAGTCACTGTAGTCTTTACTAAAAAGGATGGTACAGAGCGGGTTATGAAATGCACCACTGATCCTACTATTATCATGTTCAAAGATCCTTCGAGTGTAGAAGTCAATGAGACTACCCGCAAGATTAATGAAGGCATTATGCCAGTATATGATTTGGAAGCTAATGCTTGGAAAAGTTTTCGCTGGGACAGTATTAAACAAGTGAGATTTGAACTATGAGACAACTAGTAGAAGATACCTGCGAAGTATTATGTGAAGACAACGGCCGCAAAATGGTTGCAGATCTTTTGAGTTTTCGAGAACACGATCATCTTGCAGTTAGTATTGAAAAACAGTTAAAATTAGAGATGCGGTGGAACGGTCAAATATACGAAGGTAGAATAGGATCAAAGACTTTTACCTCAGACGGACCATTGGTTCGAAACTACAAACAAGGCAGAAAATGAAAATTGGACTAAGTTATAGTCGTTGCATTTTAGACATTGTTGAAGGTCGCGTAGATATTAACGATGTACTAGTATTGATTACTCGTACAGATTTTGATCCACGAGATGATGAACAATGGTCGGGTATTTGGTCAGGATACTGTTTGGGTGGCTTGAGTAATCCAGAATGGGGCCATTATGACTTTAACAGTAAAGACGACGAGGACAAATTCCGTAGTGTGAGCATTATGCTTTACGCCGATGGCAAGATGCATCAGCCGCGGCAGTTCGGTGCACATCCTAGACGCAGACCAGAATTTTGGTTAGAGACAGTTCTTCCAACTGAAGAACTAGAAAACAATCCTGCGGCTAAACTTGCTTGGGAAAAGTTTCAAACAGTTGCTAGTCTAACAAACGTAAATTTAGACAAGGACTATCAATGATTAAAGAATTTATTAATATTGTAGAATCAATGGACGGCATTACAGATGCTTGGTTCAAGCATGGGGGATTTGAAACATATAAGAAGCCTGCTAAAGAGCATTATGAAATTGCAGATGCGCCCGGTACTATTGAAACATTAGAAGGACCTGTTAAGTATCCTGCGGGCTATGTTATTATGACTGGGCCAAAGGGTGAACAATATCCTATTAGTCCAGAAAAGTTTAACGACCTTAAAGATGATCACGGTGATGGCATTTGCACCCCAAAGAAGATTATCAAAATGGCTAAGTTAGCAGATCATTCCGGATCAGTTGACACCAGCTGGGGCGAGAAGCTACACTATAATACAGGTGAAGATGTTATTGTACGCCACGGTCATAATGACTACGGTGTTGTGAAAAAAGATATCTTTGCCCAAACTTACTCACAAGGAAAATAATGCCAAATTTAATACCAATGGTAATCGAGCAAGAAGCTCGCGGAGAACGCAGTTATGACATCTACAGTCGACTACTCAAAGATCGTATTGTTATGTTAGACACAGATGTTAACGAGCATACTGCCAGTTTACTTGTAGCTCAGTTATTATTTTTAGAAAGTCAAGGCAACGAAGACATTACATTCTTTATCAACAGTCCTGGTGGTGTTGTCACCGCCGGCATGGCCATTTACGATACTATGCAATTTATCAAACCTGACGTATCTACAATCGTCATGGGTCAAGCCTGTAGTATGGGAAGTCTGCTTGCTACTGCTGGTGCTCCTGGCAAGCGTAAAATGCTACCAAGCGCAAGGCACATGATACATCAGCCCTCGGGCGGTGCGGGCGGACAAGCTACTGACATGGAAATCCAAGTAAAAGAGATCCTAAAAATGAAGCAAAGCCTAACTCAAATCTACGTTAATCATAATAGTAAGGGTAAGACTTTTGAAGAGTTTCATAACGCCATGGAACGAGATAATTTCATGAGTGCTCAAGAAGCATTAGATTTTGGGTTAATCGACGAAATTATAACAAAACGCCCATGATAAATGATATTATTGTAGTTGACGATGCTGTATCAAAATCGTATCAAGACTTAATCGAAAATACTATTGTTCACAATAGAGAGTTTCCTTGGTTTTTTACTCCGGCAGTCACTGGAAGCAAAATGTTTAACGATGACGAGTTAAACAAAAAAGATACTCCAGGATGGGCGCATAAGTTTTTTGATCACGAATTAAAAGGTCCAACAAGCTCAATTGCTGATATGTTAATACCAATAGTACATGAGGCATGTGGAAAAATTGGATTCTACCCTAAAGAACTATTGCATGGTCGGGTATTTTCATTAATGCCAAAGCTCAATAAGGGTCGAAATGTATGGCATGTGGATATAATGCATCCTCATTTAGTTTGTATTTACTATGTGTGTGATGCTACCGGACCTACAGTAATTTCCTCAGAATCTGCTGAAACACATCAGCGACAGTTTATAGATAGAGATGTTGATCTTGCAGTGGCAAAAACCGTAGAGCCTAAAAAAGGACGAGCAGTATTGTTTGATGGTAGATTTTATCATATGTCAACTAATCCAGATGACGATAGACGTGTTATTATAAACTTTGATGTTATATAGCAATAAAGTGCGCAGTTAATGGACATGGATACGACACTTAAATATGTATAATAGGAGAGTGCTGTGTCAAAGAAACCATTTAACTGGTCGTTGTTAGACAGAGAAAACCTGTACACTATGATGTACGAGTTAAAGCCTTTTGTAGTGGGTAAACGCCTTGCCATTAAAACCTTACAAAAACTACTGAGTACTCACCTTAAATGGCATCTTCCTATTAGAGTTAGATTACAGCGCGATTCAAAACACGACAAGGGAGTTGTTTACATAGGCGGTGTATACTATGCAGACTACGATCAAGAAGGATATAGACAGATTGAAGTAAATTTTAGCTATAAGTCTACCAGTGCTGAAATTAAACTTTCAGACAGCCGTTGGGATAGAATGTGTAGATTGTTTGCAGATACTATCCTACACGAAATCATACACATGAGACAATATCGTACTAGAGAATTTAAACAGATTCTGGGATATGAAAGTACAGCATATTACGCTAGGGATCGCAGAGAGCAAGAGTATTACGGCCATAAAGATGAAATGGGCGCATTTGCATTTAATATTGCCTGTGAGCTAAATGATAAATTTGGCAACAATTTTGATGCAGCCAAACAATATCTGGATAGTAATCTAGCCAAACGTTCCAAAAAATCCTGCTGGTATAAGTATATGAAGGCATTTGATTGGAACCATAAACATCCAGTCATACGCTCAATGAAAAAGAAAATTGTCCGAAATCTGCCATATGCCCAACTTGGAAAGCCATTTAAAACACCAGACTACTTGACATACTGATAATTACGTTGTATAATACAAACTATACAATTAATCATAGGAGTCAAAATGAGCGATCCCTGCTACAGCGTTATTTCCTCGTTAGAGGATCATCCTAGTCGTTTGAACAAAGAAGCTATTGTTTTGGCTCAGGCCGAAGCTGGCAATAGTGAATTCTTTCACGGCGCACGTCTTGCTCTAGACCCCATGATAACATTTGGATTGAAACAAATTCCGGAGAAAAAAGATGAAGATGGTCCTGGCTTGGATTGGGATAGTTTTAGCCTCATTATCACTGGCTTTGTTAATCGCTCACTCACAGGCAATCTTGCCCGTGACACAGTTGCTAAGATGATGGAGAGTGCCACTAAGGCACAGTGGAATGGTTGGTATCGACGAATACTGATCAAAGATCTGCGTTGCGGCACCAGTGATAAAACAATTAATAAAGTAGTAGAGAAGAAATATGTCGACTATGCTATTCCTGTATTTGGTTGTCAGCTTGCTCACGATAGTGCTAATCATGAGTCTAAGGTCACAGGAAAGAAACTCATCGAAGTCAAACTCGATGGCGTTCGCGTTATCACTATTGTACGTAGCGATGGTCGGGTGGATATGTTCAGTCGTAATGGTAAAGAACTTGCTAACTTCCCTCACATAGCAGAACAGATTAGTCGTGTAGTTAAAGCAAAGGCTACAAGCAAAGATATGGACTTGATTTTGGATGGCGAGATTATGTCGTCTAGTTTCCAAGACTTGATGAAACAAGTACACCGCAAGGACAATGTAGAAGCAGGCGATGCTGTACTTAACTTGTTTGATGTACTGCCGTTGGAAGATTTCGAAAAAGGTATCTATAATAAAACTCAGAGCGTTCGTAGTAGCATGGTCAAGTTTTGGGTGGAACAGAATCAAGACATGTTGCCTAATGTGACTTGTCTAGCTAATGAATTAGTCGACTTGGATACAACCGAAGGTCAGTTGCGTTTCAAAGAAATTAACGCACAGGCTATTGTTGGTGGATACGAAGGGATTATGATCAAAGATCCAGAAGCTCCTTACGAATGTAAACGTAGTGTAGCATGGCTTAAATTAAAACCGTTTATTGAAGTATCGTTGGAGGTACAAAATGTTGAAGAAGGCACTGGAAGAAATTTGGATAGACTTGGAGCTCTTGTTTGCTCCGGCAACGATGACGGGAAGTCAATCGATGTCAATGTTGGTAGTGGCTTTAGCGATAATGATAGAATTGAGTTTTGGAATAACCGTGATAATCTTATTGGCCAGATTGTTGAAGTCCGTGCTGATGCCGTGACCCAAAATCAAGACGGTACATACAGTTTGCGATTTCCTCGGTTTAAAGGATTCCGCGGATTTATCAAAGGAGAAAAAATATGATTGTAAATGTAGTAGAAGGTCAAGTGTGGTCTGCAGTCGACGGTACAAGATTTAGAGTTATTAAACAAATAAACATGTACGGAAAAGACTGGGCATACTATGTTAATGAAGAAACCGGTAAGGAATATTCTTGTTGGGTAGAGAGCTTTGTTAGTCGTTTTAGACCGCACTTAAATAATCAATATAATAAAGGAGAATAATATGTTTGGAACAAGTTATACAGGCGGAATGTCATATCGTTCTGCTAGTGAGATTAATTCAGCAATGGGTCGTGTCTACGGACACATGAGTTTGGCTGTTATTGTATCAATGATTGTCAGCTACTTCGTAGGCACTAGCCCAGAGTTGTTAGCTTTCTTTTTTACAGGTGTAATGAAGTGGATTGTGATTTTCTCTCCACTTGCGGCAATCTTTGGTGTTATGATGGTACTAGCCAATAATCCTAGCAAGAGTATAGCACAACTATGCTTACACGGTTTTGCGGCACTAATGGGCCTGAGCTTTGCTACTATCTTTGCGGTGTTCACTATGGGCAGTATTGTGTCAGCATTTATGGGTGCGGCTATTCTGTTTGGTGTGATGAGTGGATATGGGTATTTTACTAAACAGAGTCTAGACAGTCTAGGCAAGTTTATGTTTGTGGGATTGATTGCGATCATCATTGCCAGTATTGTTAACATCTTTATTGGTAGTACAGTTATGCAAATGGTTATCTCAGCATTAGCAATTATTATCTTTCTTGGATTGACTGCCTATGACACCCAAAAGATACGTGAAGAACTCAGCATAGAAACTAGTGATAGTGCAGAAGTTCGTGGTGCTCTAACGCTTTATATGGACTTTATTAACTTGTTTATTAACTTACTACAATTATTTGGCGATAGAAAATAATGATTAAGATAGCTGTTATAGGAACCGGTACAGTCGGGTTAATGTCATTATCTCATCTGCTGGCTTGGCTTCCTGAAGACAGTCAAGTAGTATCAATATATGACCCTAATATACCTATGTTAGGTATTGGTGAAACTGGACAACCTGGGCTAGTTGAAAACTTGTTTTTCGGTACTGGATTTACAGTACTAAATGACGGACATGAATTAGATGCAACTATGAAGTTAGGTGCTACCTGGATTGATTGGAGAGAACATGAGTTTAGTCCTGCGATCCGACCTCCTGGCTATTCCATGCATTTTAATAATTTTAAATTAAAAGATTTTTGCTTTAATCGTTTCTTTGAAAAATGGAAAGATAAATTTAACATTATTGAAGGTAATGTACTAGATGTTAAGAATGTAGAAGCAGGCGCTGCTGTTAAGGTTGATAATAACGAATATCTTTTTGATTTTATTATTGACTGCCGTGGTTATCCAGAAGAGTATACTGACGAATATGAAATGGTCAATATGCATGTTAATCATTGCTTAGGATATTTTGATCCAACGCCTGGCAACTGGAATACTACTATCAGCCAGGCTCATGAAAATGGATGGATGTTTAGATTGCCATTACAGACCAGACAAAACTGGGGATACCTGTATAATGATACTATAACTAGTAAAGATGAAGCATTGGATAATTTTTCTCAGTTGATGAATAGAAATGCACGTGATTTAAAATTAGGTGAATTTACATTTAAACATTATAGAGCTAAACGTGTACTTGATGGTAGGATTCTTAAAAATGGTAATAGGGCAATGTTCTATGAGCCATTAGAGGCATCGGCTGGTTTTTATTATGATTTGATATTGAGATATTTTATGGATCTGTTGCATGGAAAATATAATGAGGATCAGTTTAATGCCACATTATATCTTGCAGCCGTTGATACAGAAAACTTTTTAAACTTTGTATATCACGGCGGAAGTACCTTTAATAGTAAATTTTGGACGACGGCAAAAGAAAATGCAACCAAAGCATTAGACAATCAAAGATGGCATGAGACAATAAAATTAGTTAACAACTCAGAAACTGATAATGATTCAGTAGCAAGATGGGCTGTTGATCATTGGAAGATGTGGGATAAGAATTTAAATTTTAAGTATTTTAAGGATTAGAATGGCACAACACACACATTACTGGAGTTGTACTCCTTTTGCAGACTGGCTTCGCGGCACTAAGAAATTGAGTGCAGGCACAGCCGAAGAATGGGACGACTGGACAACTACAGCTCAAATGAAGCACAACTTCCGCTATTGGTTAGCCGAAGAAGGTCTTGGCCATCTACAAGACTTTGTTACCTGGCCAGTGAGAAAACTTTATGATATTAAGTACTATATTAACAATCGTTGGGTATCTCGTACTCATAGCCTTACTGCCCATACTCGCGATATCAAGCCTGGTAGTTGGTGTGATGTGGGTAATAGATTTCTTCCTTGCTTGTTTAATGAGCTTGTGGACTTTGTTGAAGTAGAGTCAGCTTGGATGCACATTGCTTGGGGTAGTGAAGAAGACCGTGCAAAATATTCGGCACCATTCTGGGCCACAGGTTGGTTCCGTTGGCGTACTTGGCGTTGCCCACAGGCAGGTATTGACCATTTAGATTGGGCCATGTCCTTAACTAATAACGATTGGTGTGAACCAGATCATCCCGACTACGGCAAACCTACTAATCAAGCCGTTCGTGCAAAAGAAATCAAAGAGCTGTACACATGGTGGACCGTGACATATCGCAATCGTCCTGATCCTTACGAAGCAAGTGGTTGGACAGAATACTGCGAAGCCAGTCGTCTAGCCAACGGTGGCAAGTTAAGTTGGTTGGGCAGTGACAAGAGTCCTGAACTTAAAGCTATGAGCGATAGGTCTCATGCCCTACTACAAGAAATTGAAGCAGCATATGAAGCAGAAGACGAAGCCATGATGATTCGTCTTATCAAGGCTAGAGATAGTCTATGGACCTAAATACACTCTGCTGTCAAGCACCAAAAAATTACTCGGAAGAGTATGATTGCTACTATTGCCAACCTTGTAATATTTGGTTAGAGGATAAGTGTGGCGATATAGAATGTGAATTTTGTAATATTAGACCAATTACGCCAAACGATGTCAACTAAATCTTAGGCTACCGCGTTATATATATGTAGGGATAGAAATTTCTACATTAACCAAAAAGGAAACTTTATCATGAAATCAACCGCAACTTTAATCGCAACCTTATTTGCCGCAACTGCTTTTGCCGCTGAGCCAGCTAAGGCACCTGCAACTCCTGCCCCAGCTACTACAGCAAGTGCTCCAGCTGTGACAGCAAGTCCTGCCCCACACAAGACTGCAAAGAAAGAGGTCGCAAAAGCTGATGCCACTAAAAGTGCGGCTCCAGCACCTGCCGCTAAGGATACCAAAACAGAAGCTGTTAAGAAGTAATCCACTTAGAAAATCTTTGATACTTGGAGGGAGCGATCCTTCCAGTACCATCGACGATGAAGATCTAATAACAAGTTATCGTCGTAGAGATTTAGACAAGTCGAAAACAATCCAACCAGACGATGATCTTAGTGATTATGTGCTGGTTAGATTAGCAGTAGCCAGAGCACGAGCAATGGAAGCATATAGAAAAGCCCAGGCATAAACTGGGCTTTTTTGTAAATACAATATCGGTAAGGAGACCAAAAATGAAAAAATTATTAGTATTACAATTAGCTGTCATCTATGCAGTATGCCTTGCGGCTACTATGAGTATGGCGTATGCAGAAGAAAAAGATGTCAAAGTTAATGGCAAGACTATGGAAGTTCGTGTTCCAAAATCTGCACACACTGACTGCAAAGATAAAGCCAATGCAGAAAAGACTGAGTGCAAAAAGCAACCTAAAGAAATGCCAAAGATTGAAAAACCAGTAGTAGAAAAGAAAGCTGAACCAGCTAAGAAGTAATAACACGGCCCGCCCCTCTAATGTCATAGACTTACGGGCGGGTTTTCTTTTGACTAAATTATCTACGCATATAAATAGCATATGAGAATTTGTTTATTAGGACTACCAAGATGTGGCAGTCAATTTATTTCAGGATTAATTAAGGGGACATTACAGTTCTGCTCAAACTTAGCAGAGCCATATACTCCTGGACACGAATATACTATAATCAAAGAAGACGGACATCTAAAGATTGTAAAAAATACTATGAACTTTTCTTCGTTCAAAGATCAAATTGAATATGTAAGTACTACGTTAAAACTTGGAAGGACAGACCATCCAATAATAATGAAGGTGTTTCTAACACAACCAACTGTGCCGTTTATAGAAAAAATAATTAATGATTTGCAAGAGTTAAATTTTAATTTCTTAATTGTAAAAAGAGAAAATATTGAACATCAACTGTTAAGTTGGTTAATTGCCGAGGAAAGTAATAAATGGTGCTCTCTCGATGGCGAACATATTTCACCTATAACTATTACTAATATAACCAATGCAGATTGGTTATATAGCGATATGTTAAAATTTGATGAATTAATTACGCAATTTAAAATAAATGTTCCAACTATAAGATATGAACATGCCATTGAAGATTTATCTAAATATCTAAAGACTCCAATTCGAACACATACTTTATTAAAAAAACAAGTAATCGATGATCCGTACGATATGATTGTAAATGCCGATGAAGTAAAAGAACATATAAAAAGATTATTAAATGACAGAACAATATATTAAACTAGAACATTCTAATCCTGGTCATGAAGATTGGTTTGTAGTAAACTGGTGTCTTGGTAATACTTGTAATTTCGAATGTAGTTATTGCCCAGCGTCCCTGCATGACGGATCTAAACGTTGGCCAGATCCGCAGGTAATTAAAAACTTTATTGCAAAAGTAAAAGATCACTATTTTCATAAAAATATCTATTTTGAATTTACCGGCGGTGAAGTCACTATGTATAAAGACTTTATTGAGATTTGTCAGTTTTGTACAGAGATGGGTATTAAAGTAGGTTTGATCAGCAATGGGTCACGTACATTAAGATACTGGGAAGAAAACATGCAGTTCTTTGACCATGTGTGTTTAAGCTATCATCCAGAGTTTGCAGATGATGAACATTTTGTTAATGTAGTTAAATTATTACATAACGATGTTCGTACACACGTTAATATTATGATGAGTCCTGAAAAGTTTGATCACTGCTATGCAGTAGCAAATAAAGTAAAGAATTTAGGTAATATCTCAATGGCCTTACAACCATTGATTCACGATTTTGGTGATACATTATTTGATTACACTGAATTCCAAAAGAAAATATTTGATAAACAACATGAGTTGATTACTAAACATATCAAGTTTGACAAGAAGTTTGATTACTATCGAGGTGCAATGCGAGCAGTAAATGATGAAGGCAAAAGTTTAGTATCTAGTGCCCACAGATTTATCAGCGAAAAAACCAACAATTGGTTAGGGTGGAAATGCTACGCGGGCATTGAACAATTGATTGTCGATATGGACGGCACCATTCATCGAGGATGGTGTAAGGTAGGAGGAGTTATTGGGCATATTGAAGATACAAAATTGCAACTACCAATGGATCCAGTTATTTGTAATAAGACCATGTGCCATTGTAATTTTGATATCATGTGTACTAAGGAAAAATAATGTTTCGATATTGCGTGTTATCAATTCCTCGAACAGGGAGTACATGGCTAACTAACGGCATTGGTCATACTTATCATCGATTTAAAAATTATATTAATTTACATGAATTTTGTACTCCATTTACTCGAATCAATAGTAGATATAAACTAGACGACAATAATATTATTAAAGAGTTTTTTGAGACAGAACCTTACGAAGTTTTAAATCCTACTAATTTTGTAAATTCTAGAGTAGATATATTATTAAAAGGTGATATTAATCAGCCATTAGTTTTAAAATATATGTATATGACACGACCATTAAAAGAAACTAACGACTTAGATAATCTTCAAAGAATCCAAGATCATAAGATTATTATAGTTAATCTTATTAGAGATACATTTGACAGTACAATAAGTTCAGCAGTAGCCGGGTTAACCGGCATAAATCACAAGTGGGAAACTACTAAGGGCGAGTTCTGGTCAACTAGTAATGGTGAAAAAACTAAAATTAATATTCCCAATATTATTGTACCTGCACTAGATTTTAAAGCAGCATATTTTCAAATGAAGCAGGCAAATATAGAAAAACAAAAGATAGCAGATTTATTAGGATGTACAACAGTTAACTATAACAACTTAAGATTTGATTGTATCAATAATAAAATACCATTCCAAAATTATACACATTCTAGAAAAGTCTATGATGTTGATTACAGTGAAATTATACAAAATTATGATCAGTTATTAAAAATAAAAGAACAAGTAGATAATATGTTTTCTACTAACAACCTATGAGAATTTGTTTGTTAGGATTTCAAATATTAATGAGGTTCTTACTGCTTTAAATATATCATGAATAATAAAATAATACCAATATTACCCGAATCGCCCGTAGCAGGTAATCCTATGGATACCATGTGTGAGTTTAAATGGAATTATCCAATATTTCAAATGGACCGTGGCGAGTTTAGAAGTTGCTGTCGTACTCCATCAAAGCAGGTGCCTGAATCTTTACTACAGGAAAAAGGCATAGATGCCTTTTTAAACAATGATGAAATTATTCAAAGTCGTCTAGATTTGATCAACGGTGTTAGGCACGCTGACTGTCAGAGCTGCTGGAACTTAGAAGACCGAGGCATGAAGAGTCCTAGAGAACCAGAAAATTTTTGGAACTTCTTAAAACGTGAGCGTGTTATTCCTCGAGACATAGAGTACAATGAAGAGAATGTACGTGTAGAACTAGGAAAAATTAATTCCGTAAATCATCCATTTTTAAAGGCTAGAAAACCTTACATGATGGAAATCAGTCTAGGCAATACATGTGATTTAAAATGTATGTACTGTAATCATCATTACTCAACACAGTGGGCAACAGAACTAATAAAGATAGGTGAAATCACGCAAGAACAATATGATCGAGAGTTTCCAAAAACAGCACCCAGTTATGAAGCTAAATTCTGGGAGTGGTTTAATTCAGTCGGAAGCTGGAGCATACACCGAATTAATATGATTGGTGGCGAACCTCTTATTATTCCTGAATTCTATGAGTATGTAGAAAAAATGACTGCTCGATTTGATAAAATAATGCCTATTAAAAGATTAAAGCCGACACTGTGTATTGTGACAAACATGCATACACCTGCTAATTATTTTAATAAATTTATCAACAGTCTTCCTAAAATTACAAAAGTATTTGATTTAGAAATTTTAATTAGTATGGAGAGTTTAGAAAATCGTGCTGAGTACATTCGCAATGGCATCTCGTGGGATCGATTTAACTCAAATGTAAATAAAATTCTAGCTGTTAAAGATTCTGAATTCCAAATAGGATTTCTAATGTCTGTTAATGTATTAAGTATTGCTACTACTAAAAACTTTGTAGAGTATGCAACTAACTTGTCAGACCAATATCAACGACCTATTGGACTAAAACAAAATATTGTTAACTTTCCTAAGTGGCAAAACCCCATGATATTACCATCAGAATTTTCAAAATATCTATACGAAACAATTGAATACATGGAACAGCATGTTAGCAGAATACCTAATCCAACTGACTTTCACGGTCGATATGATCAATATATGATATTTTTAAAGAGCCTGGCGGACAGTATGGCAACTAACGATGGAGACTATACTGAAGATCGTAAGAAGTTTTATGAATGGTACAATACCTTTGATCAACGTCGTGGTCTTAATTTAGTAGAAACATTTCCTGAATATACAGAATTTTACAACTATTGCAAAACATTATGATTAAAAAAGAATGGAATTTTTATAGCACCCCATACCAGCATTGGGAGTGGGACACAATGGTAGGGTTGTGTAAAAAAATTGACGAGATATATAACTGGGATATATCTAAAAAATTAGAAGGTAAAAGAAGTGCGGGTGAGCTTTCTGACAACGATATCGTTGACAATATTCCAGATAATTTTTGTGTGCTACCGTTTGCAAGATTACAAATAGATCCTGATGGTAGGGCCAAACCTTGTTGTAAATACAAAAACGGTGTGGCACCGGATCTAAATGATCATACAAAATTACCTAATAAAAACTTAGACGAATTATGGAATCAAGATGAGTTTGTTATGATCCGTGATCAGTTTATGCGAAATCAACGACCTGAAGGTTGTAAGGTATGTTGGGATGAAGAAGCGGCTGGTATGAAAAGCCTTAGACAAGTAGTGCAAAATGGTGGTAAAGAGAATCCTCGATATAATTTGTTTGTAAAAGTTCCTAGCCAAAGTCCAGACCACTTAGATCTAAAGCTCAGTAATTTATGTAATTTAAAATGTAGAATATGTACCCCATTTTTATCTAGCCAATGGATTAAAGAACATAAAGATTTAAAACTGGCAGATGACAATGTTATTAAAATTTACACTGAGAACTCTCGTGAAAAATTATTTGAAGATACGTACAACGAAGAAATATTGAAACAATGGGCGCCTAATATAACTGACATCGAATTCTACGGTGGAGAACCACTAATACAACAAGAACATAGTAAGGTGTTGGAAATTATAACAACCTATGGTACTACTGAAAGATTAAGATTTTTTTATAACAGTAATTCGACACAATTTAATCCTAAGTTTTTTGAGTACTGGAAAAAATGTTCGTTTATCACTATTAATTTTAGTGTTGATGATATAGGCGAAAGATTTGAATATCAAAGAAAAAATGCAGTATATGACGATGTGTTTAAGAATCTTGCATTATTTGTTGAACATGCAGACAAGCATCAACTAAAGTACGAGTTTAACATATACTGTACTGTTGGAATAATGAATGTTTTGTATCTACCTGAATTTTTAAAAGAAGCTGAAAAGTTTAATTTGCAAATATGGCTGAACCTAGTACATTACCCTGATCACTTTAACATTAAAAATTTACCTAAAGACGTTAAAGAAATAGTAAAAACAAAATTAGAAACTATAGATTATAGTAATATAAAATTTAATAGAGATTCAATTAGCATAAAAGACATTATTAACTTTATGATGTTAAATGATAATGACCCTGCAATGATTGAAAAATTTTATGACGTAGTTAATTTACATGACGGGTATCGAGAAGAATCATTTGAACAAACTTTTCCAGAATTACATGATTTATTAAAGAAGAGTAAGACATGAATCTAGGTAGTTATGGCGATAGTTTTTGCGTAATGCCGTGGACTAATCTGTCGACTGATGTCAATGGATCTCTAAGACCGTGTTGTAAATTTGCACAACCGAATATTAATAATGAATTACAATTGCCTAATATGAAGGATGGCAGGATTGATGTGCTGTGGAATTCACAAGGTTTTCAAAACTTAAGAAAAGCATTTTTAGACGGTAAAAAACCTAAAGAGTGTCATCAATGTTGGGATGAAGAATCAGCTGGAATTAGGAGTATGCGTCAGGACTTTCCACAAAACATTGATATTTCTAAGATAGAATTTTTGCCAGTTAATAAATCTGGACCAAAAGCATTAGATTTAAAACTGAGTAATGTGTGTAATCTTAAATGTAGAATCTGCGGACCAATGGCATCAAGCTCTTTGTTTAAAGAACATAAGCAACGGTATGGTATTAAAATTATTGAAAATAAACACGATCCGGAATACCGGAGCGAATACTGGCTTGAAAATAAATTTTTTGATACTAACAATGAAGAAGTATTTGTTAACTGGTTGAAGGATCTACAGCATTTAGAAATTACAGGTGGCGAACCTATGACAAGTCCGGAAAACTTAAAGTTATTAAAAACTTTAGATGACCTAGACTTATCTAAGAACATTACATTTCTAATGAATACTAATGCTACAATAGTAAATGATAAAGTATTACAGTACATTAAAAAATTTAAATATGCTCAAATATTCTTAAGCATAGATGATATTGATAATCGATATGAATATCAAAGATTTCCAGGTAATTTCAAAACAATTGAAGACAACTTAAAGCAATACAAAAAACTACAAAACGAAAATTCCAATGTATCTATTACAATTTTCCCAACTATAAGTAATTTTAATATTTTTTATCTAGACGAAATATACAACTGGTTAAATGAACACGGAGTATCATACTTCTTTAATATACTACATCACTCAAGTTATAACTGTATTAAAAATTTACCACAACAGATTAAAAATATATTAATAGAAAAATACAAGAATAGCAAAATAGAAAAAATACATGAATTATTAAGTTTTTTAAATCAACCTGGCCAGGATGAATTAGATTTATTTTTTAATGAAGTTAATGAAGTTGATAAAATAAGAGATCAAAAATTTGAAATAGAATTTAACGAATGGTATAAAGTATTAACAAATGCAAAAATTAACTGAACAAGAAGTATTGGAATATCACGAAAAACGAAAAAATATGGATTTGCTAAAATCTGTAGATACTCGCAGTCCGTGTTCTGCACCATTTAATAACATGTACTTTACTAGTGACGGAAAAGTTAGTCCATGCTGGCTTCTAGTAGGTGCATTAGAAGATTGGGATGGCACTAAAACTATTTTAGATATTTGGAAGGGCGATGCATTTAACAAATATCGTAATAATTTAAAAAATAATATTTTTGAAGAACAATGTAAAGTTTGTAAAAATAACATACAAGTTGGCAATTGGCCATTAGCAATGGCATATGATCACTTTAGTATTAAGGAATATCCTACCATGCTAGAGTTAGAATTAAGCAATCAATGCAATTTAGAATGTGTCATGTGTGAGGGGCGCCTTAGTTCGGGCATTAGAAAAAATCGCGACAAACTGCCGCCGATGCCAATGCTGTACGATGATACTTTTGTTGAACAGTTAAGAGAATTTATACCGCATTTAGAAGAATTACGTTTTAATGGTGGCGAACCGTTTGCACAAAAAATTGTATACGATATATGTATGCTAGCTGCTGAGATTAATCCTAGTCTAAAAATCAACATAGCCACCAATGGAACAGTTTACAATAAACAAGTTCAAAAAATTATGGATGGATGTAATTTACATTTAAACATTAGTATTGATAGTCTTAATAAAAACAACTACGAAGAAATACGAGTTAACGGAGAGTTTGGCGAGTTAATGAAAAACTTTGATATTTTTAAAAAGTACTGCCATGATAATGATAGAATGTTAAGTGTTATGATTAATCCAATGCGTAATAACTGGTGGGAAATGCCGGACTTTGTAGAGTTCTGCAATACTAATAAAGTTTACTTATGGTACAATACTATTCATCATCCTGCTCATTTAGCTATCTGGAACTTATCTAAAGAAGAATTAAAAATTATATATAACACATTATCAGAAAAATTAGAAACATTAGGCACTGATGATCCGTTTGGTAATTTAAAAAAATGTCATCATTTCATCCATAATCAAATAAAAAATTGGTACGACACAAGTAAAAATCATATTAAAATAAATACCATATGAAAAAAACTCTATTGATTAACGGATGTAGTTATACCGCAGGCGATGATATTGCATGGGATCATGCAACCCACGGCAACTGGCGAGAATTCCATAGATCAACAAAATTAGATAAAAACCAAATACATGATAACTATACAAAATTAATAAGACCCCAGTATAACTTTGCTGGAGTTCTTAGTAGATTGTTGAATACAACATCAGTTGATTTATCAAGAGACGGTAATAATAATTCCGAAATTGCCTTAACAACTATTGGGTATATTAGCCAATTAACCCCAGAAGAAAGAAAAAATCTTCATGTATGTATTGGGTGGACTGAGCCTGCTAGACTGTGTAGATGGAGCAATAGTACTGAAAAGTTTACAACCATTAATGTCACAATGCTAGATTGGTATAAATCTAACAACGACGATTGGAATAAAAATCTATATAACGAATTTTATGAAAACAGTATAGCATGGCTTGCTAGTGCTAAAGATATCGATCTGTTAGTTGATGGTATGTTTCGAATATTAGCAGTAGAAAATTATTTAAAATCAGAAGGAATTACATACACATTTTGGAAATCATTAGGCCAGGCAACTAAAAAATCTGACTTAGTAATATTAAAAAAACATACTAGATTAAATTTTAATAATTTAGATAATAGCAACTGGATTAAATTTACAGTCAGTGACAATACGCTTAACAAACATAGTAAAGAATTCAACGAACTGGATATAAGTACACATCCATATATTGGTATACCTTGGCGCTGGGTATTAGATGAATCTTACGATCTCTATATTACTCCTGGATACCATCCTACTAAAATTGCAGTTGAAGAATTATCTAAAAAAATTATGCATCATATTCAAATGACCGAATTTAAGGATTTTTGAATGATCAATAATAATGTTGTCCCTTTGTGTTCGGCTCCGTTTAATGGTGTTTGTATACATCCAAATAAACGAGTAACTCCCTGTTGTGCGTTTATAGGAGGGTTAGGGAATTTAAACGATACCCCACTTGACAAAATTTTAAAAGGCCCGAGGTTGCAAAAATTAAGAGAGGACATGCTTAATCATGTATGGAATCCAGGATGTGTATCCTGCAAAACATCAGAAGAAAATGCAGGAAGAAGTGCTCGATTAGACATTTTAAAATACAATGAATATGATACAACTGGGTCTTTAACATTTTTAGAAAATAATAGTTCAAACACCTGTAATCTTGTTTGCTATATGTGTAGTCCATCTTTCAGCAGTTTATGGACAGAGTTTGATAAAGAATGGAATTGGTTAGATAAAATTAAAGAACCTAGCAGTAATACTGAAGCAATTTCTTGGAAGATTCATCCTGCTGACATAGATTTTTCTAAAGAAATTTTTTCTAACATTGATTTTTCAAAACTAAAAAACGTCATGTTAAAAGGCGGTGAGCCCTTTTTAAACAAAGAAAACATTATATTATTAACTCATCTAGAGAATATAGGAGTACTTGGAGAAATAACAATTATGTTAAATACCAACGCTACCTATATAAATTATCAAATGTTAGATCTTCTTAAAAAAGCAAAAGAGGTAGGTTTTTTGGTTAGCATAGACGGGCCCGATGAACTTAATAGATGGTTAAGATGGGGATATAAGAATCCTGAAATTAGTTCTGTTAGTAATTTACTCAATAATATAAAAGTGTTTTTAGAGATGCCTAATACTATAGGTGTTAGTAATACATTTGCTATTGGAGCGTATAGTGTGTATAGGCTTGAAGAATTTAGAACATGGTGGGACAACGTTGTTTGGCCACTAAACAAGATACTCATTGCAAAAACAAAATTTAATTTTTTTGTTAATTATGCAGATGGAATTGTGTCTGCATTATCACCTCCTACTAGAGAAAAATTAGCTCAAAAATACGAATTAATTGATTCAGAATTTTATGAGGTAGTTATAAATTATCTAAGAACTCAGCCGTATGTGGGCAACGACCTACATGATAAATTTGTAAATTCGACTATTCGATTAGATAAGACTAGAGATGTCAGTATTATAGACATAATACCTGAAATAAAAGAAGAATTAGTGTATCTAAAACAGCATCTTTAAAAATAATATTATTTTCTATCCCCGAATAAAATATAATCTTCTTTAGTATAACCATCCATAACCTCACTTCCACTTCCACTATTAGGACTACTTGTTTTGTTTTCAAGACTGCCACGAATAGGAACAATAGCCCATGTACAGTATTCAACAAAGTGCGGTAGTGCTTTTAGTTCAGCTTCCAGACTTAAGGTTTCTTCTCGATCTTTTGGAGTCATCATAAACTTAATTTCTAAATGGCCGCTACCCCCATTGTTGGCTTTTTCATCCGCTAGTGCTTCAATCACCTTGACTAACTTTGCACGATCATAAAACTCAAAGTGTACGCTAATGTTTAAGTCTCCATAGTGTATGACTTCTCTATAGTAGTCAGGTAAGCGACTTCCGTTGCTGTGTAGGCTAACATGATGACCCATTGCATTTAGATAGCGTAGCCAATCTAAAAAGTCTTTATTAACTGTTGGCTCGCCGCCACTAATAATAAAGTTAACAGTCTCACCTTTGGTAAATCTTTCTTCAATGAGAGCAGTGGCCTTCATTAAATCTTCTAAAGGTTTGTGGGGATCTGTATTATTATGAATCCAAGGCCAGCAATAGCTACAGTCATAATTACAACGACGGCCTATTTCCCAATATACTTGTTTTTGTGTACTAGCATGAGTACGCTCCATGGCAACAAATTCTGTTTGATTATCATCACGTAATTCATTTTGCGGTTCCAATCCCTGCCCTTTAAGTAGCAAAGATTTAAATTCAATAGTTTGTGTTTTAGGAATAAACAAATCTGCGCCACACGAGCATACATTACGTTTACAATCAATCCAATCTTCCGGAACTCTAAAATCATCCCATACACTGCCCAACTTGCCGCCTACTCGACAACTGGCAGTCCATACTCCGCCATCCATATCGATGAATAAACTATCTACGCCCGCGCCACATTTCCAGCCAGGAAGATAATTTAATTTTGCACCAACTAGTTCGTCAGTACTCCAATCTCTCCATGCGCCATTTTTAGCATAGGTCCTAATGGGCTTTCCTGGAGTAAAATCTGCATTATTTGTCATAGTGAAGTATTTATAGCTATATATTATCATGACGAATAAAATATGTCCTTTGCCTTGGAACCATTTAAGTGTGCAACAAAACGGAGACTTCCGAATGTGCTGCCAGTGTGTACATCCTCCATTTGGCAAGACTGGTATGCGTGTACAAGACCACTCTATAGATCAAACAAGAAATAGTGAGTTGCATCAGCGGGTGCGGTCTCAGATGCTTGCAGGAGAAGAACCTGAAGAATGCCGTTTATGTTGGGATGAAGAACGTGCAGGATTATCCAGTAAGCGCCTACACATGCTCAAGCATTATCCAATAGAACAAATTAAAAACAGTCAGGCAGGATATATTAACACTGACGAATTTCCATTAGAGTATATTGACTTACGTTTTGGAAATTTATGCAATATGAAATGCCGTAGCTGTGGTCCATGGGACAGCAGTCTATGGTATGACGATTTTGTTGACCTAACCGGAAGTGATAATTTTGATTTTTATTCAACTAACAATTATCAATTAAAACAAACTAACAATACTTGGACATTAAAGAATGACGATTTTACATGGTATCAAGATGAAAAGTTCTGGGATATGATGCGACAGGTTGTCCCTAACGTAAATCGATTATACTTGACAGGCGGCGAACCGTTAATCAACAAGGCACAATGGAGATTATTAGATCTGTGTATAGAGCTAGGAGTTAGCGGTCAAATTATTTTAGAATATAATACCAACATGACTCTTATTCCAGATAACGCATTTACCGTCTGGTCGCAATTTAAAGAAATACATATTGGTTGCAGTATTGATGCTATAGGTGATTTAGCATACTATATGAGATATCCTGTGCAGTGGAATGACATAAAAGAAAATATTTTAAAATTAGGTAATGCATCGTGCGCAAACTTGTTGGCAAAGTTTGCCCCTACTATTAGTGTTTTTAATATTCTAGAATTATTAACTATGACCGATTGGTTAAGAGAAAATCGTATGCCTAATATTAGACCAAACCCCTCGTTTCATATACTCGAAGGACCGCATTACCAGAACATACAAGTACTACCAACGGAAATTAAAGTATGGATATCTGATGAGTACAAAAAATGGTATGCTAGCGCACCGTGGCGTAGAAAGTTTCAACCGCAGTTTGATAGTATCCTAAATTATATGCTTGCACAAGATAGAAGCTATGCGCTCAAAGATTTGAAAGAACACACTGCAAAATTGGATAAGATTCGTAGCCAAAATATAGAAGATTATGTGCCTTGGCTAGCCGAAATTCTAACCAAAATTGATTGACAGTTAAAGAGAAAGACAGTATAATATACATATTGTTTAACAAAACGGAGCAGAAAATGGCTACAGTAGCAGGCGTAAAAATTAAACCTAAAGCAAAAAAGATCACCAGTGTGACCATTCGAGAGAATGCCAAGAAGGACTACAGTCCAAAATGGGATAATGCAGAAGACATGAACGCTAGCCAATTCTTACGCCACTGGCATGGTGCTATGAGCTACTACCGTTTGGAATTTAGCGGCAAGGATTTAAAGCCACAAATTTTAAAATGGATGGCTACAATTGGTTGCACTAAAGAAGACATTATTGCATTTAAGAAAACTAAAGATAATCGGTGTAATGTCACAATGGGTGCCATTGCTAGTTGTTTGCTTCGCGGTATGCCGGCAGTCCGTGCGGATTTTAACGACGGTAAGGACACCGCCGCTTGGTTGCGTAAACAAATTACTGATGTTATTGCAGACGGTAAAGACGACATTGACGAAGAAGCAGTTGCAGAAGTCAAAAGTACTGCACTTGTTATTTCAATACAAGAGCGTGTTCGTGATACTGCCTATGCAATGACTACCGAAATTGAAGATGCAATTGAAAGCTTTCAATTGAATCCTACAGACTTTGATCCCAAAGCATTTAAGGTGCTTAACTTGCTCAAAGCTAAGGGTGCCAAGGCAGCTCATGCACGTTTCATTCGTGATTTGTATGCACATGACCTTGCAGAACTTGAAGAACTGTTAGGTGATGCTCCTGACGAACAGTTGCGTGAAGGTCATAAACATCTTACCCGTCGTCAGGTTAAGTCTATTCATGCATTTTATCAAGAAATTGCTAGTGCATGTGAAATGCTTGCACAAGAAGCTAAGGTTAACCGTGCTCCACGTAAGACTAAAGCAGTTCCAAAAGAAAAACTGATTGCTAAACTCAAGTTTATGAAGACTAACGAGCCT